GTGGCTGCTACATCGTCTCGTTCTTCATTAGACATACCTTTCGTATCAGTTATCGGCGGGGTAACCGCTATCATCTTGTCTTCAATTGTAGAGAGAGGAGCATTGCCTGCTGTGTTCTCTCCAGTTTCGGTTGCACTTGGAATTTCTTTTTCAGCAACTTTTTGTTCTGCTTTCGGCATTAACTCTAAAGGAATACCTAAGGCTTCATAGGCTGCTGTTTTTTGTTTATCGGTTAGGTTAAAATTATCAACGGTCTTTAAAACATCTTTAACGCTAGGACTATTTCCTAAGTTTTTTAAACTTTCTTCTAGTTTAACTAATTTTTCTTCTGGAATACGTTTTTCTTTTTCTTCTTTAACTGTTTCTTTAAAACCAGTTTCAACCATTCCTGCTGCGCCTGCACCAATCGGTAAGAGTAAAGGAGCTGGCGTTTTGCCTGCCCATCTAGCTCCGGCTTTAGCCATACTAGGAATTGCTCTACCAGCGGCTAGAGTTCTTGCTCCCCACGCAGTACCCGCATACATACTTCCAATTCCTGAAGCTAAACTTGCGGGTCTATCACTCCATAAAGATTCTTTTCCCATTAAAGCTCTTCTAGATTCTTCAGCACCGGCACCAACACCAGCAGCTTCTAAACCTAGGATACCTCGTTGAGTGTAAGGGTGTTTGTAAGTAGCGCCGACTCCTTTTTTGGTTGCTTGCCACGCAGGACCTGCTGCAGTTTTAGCTCCTCCCCATGCTTTTGAAGCGTATCTTGCTCCTGCCATTACTCCTCGGCCGAGTCCATACATAATTCCCCCAGCAAAATACTGAGGAATATTGTCTGTTTCTATTTGTTTGGCGTGAAGTGCTGCCTGTCGGAATAATGGCCGGAGTAATGCTTTGTCCATATCATTATACCATCTTGATTTGTTGAGGGCGATTTGCCATTTGGTAAGCAGCATACGCTCCGATACCTGCTCCTGCAGCTTGCGCTAAAGGATTAGTTCCGGGAGCCGTGGTTGCTGTCATCGCACTCTGACCTGTTGGAAGGTTGGTCATCAAGCCTTTCATAAATTCTAATCTTTGATAAGGTTCGTATTGTCTTTGTAAACCTGTCATTCGTTGCGCTTCTAACGCTTGTTGTCCAAGTTGTCTTTGTATGCCTCCGGCTTGCATGACGCTGGAGATATCGGCTTGGCCCATTGCTTGTTGCTGTTGGCCGAGTTGGCCATACATTTGAGCTCCTGCCATTCCCATCTGTTGTTGTTTTTGAAAACCTCCTAGTGCAGTTTGAAAACCTTGAGCTCGTAGCTGTCCAATTTGGTTGAGTCTTCCCCGATCTAGTTCAGCCGAAGCTACTCCTTGTCGTGCTCCTCCAAAAGCTCCAGATTGAACCGCTTGCGCACTTAATTCATTTTGTCTCATGCTAGACTGACGATTAATTTCGTCGGTGACATAAGATTCGTAGGGATTAAAATAAGGAGAGAGGCCCGCCGTTGTTGGAGCCTGCATTGCAGTTCCTAATTGGCCTAGTCCTGAAGTCACTGCTGAAGCTCCTGTTCCTACACCGGTGCCCGCTAATCCAAATCCTGTTTGTTCAAGAGCCGATGGTGGGGCTACTTGATAGCCTGGTAATTGAACCGGATCTTGTGCGAGTCTTAAAGCTTCGTCATAAAGCGAAAGCTTACGTGCTTCTACTTCTGGTGCTTCTCTGGCAATGGTTGTTTGTGTGCCGGTTGTGGCTCCGCCACCTCCGCCGCCTCCTCCGCCGCCGAATATAAAACTCATCTTAACTCCTTCTGATATAAATAACGTTTAACTTTCCAGCCGAAAGGTTCTAGAAAATTTTTCCAGCCAGGTCTTGCCAGTACGGCTAACCGTTTACAATCGTGTTGCTTTCCTAAATTTTCAATCGTCTCAGCTGCTGCTTTCTGCCAGTGTTCTCTTCCTTCTCCTTTAAGTAATATGACTTCCACCTGTTTAAAATTAGGTAGCTGTTGAATACGAGTAACAAAACAACCAAAGACTTTATATTTTTCCCCATCATCAGATCCGAATATCATAAACAATTGGTATTCCCCTGTAATTATTTTTTCTTTTAAACTTTTTAAAGACATAGGGTGACCATCATATTTTAAACTTTCCATAAGCATAAAATTAAGCAAAGACCAATAATGATTTAGATCTTTAGGTTCAATATAAAGAACATTAACTTCTTTTTTAATCTGTTGTTTTTTTGCCAGCATCGAGTAAATTAAAAATCCTTTTAAATTTAGCTTGTTGTTTATAGAAGAAGTCAGCCCCTTTTTTACGCATTTCTTTATCGTCTCTAGGGTTGGCTCCTTCGATAATGCCTGCTCCTAAAATAGCATCGGAGCGTGAAACAAATTCTCCATCAGCTAACTGAGCTAAAATAGTATCTTTATTTTTATCTCCAGTACCGCTGCCATCTTCAAGATATCCTGATGCTCTTAAGTAATTATTATAGTCCTTTTCGTTATGCTCTATTTTAGAAGGCATGTAACTGATTCCGCCTTCAGCAAATTTTTGAACGGGTAAAGAGGCTAAGCCTCCTGCGTGATAGGTGTATATAGGTTGATCTGAATATAAAGATCGGGAGCCATAAGTTGCTCTCTTGCTTAAACCTTTAGTTAATTTACTTTGTCTTGCATAGGCTTCTTTATAAGGAGTTTCATCAAATTTCTCTGGGTCATCATCCCCTAGTAAAGCACCTCCTCCAACTGCTAATGCAGATCCGATTCCTAGTTGAGCGCCTGTGTCTAAACCGCCCCACCATTTTCTGGCTTTGCCGAACATACTACTTCCTCCAGCTTGTGTTGCTCCTCCAGTACCTACTGCTTGTGTTGCTGCAGTGGCTCCATGTAGAGGGCCTTGCCCCATCATAGTACCTTGAACTGGTCCTAATGCCATTTTAGCTACTCCAGTGTTTCTTAATTGAGCTCCCATTGTAGCTCCTTGAAGTTGACCAGCTCCTTGACCAAAGCCTTGTAGGCCCATTCCTTGGCCCATTGATGTCATGCTTCCTAGTTGACCTATACCCCCCATTAAAAGGGCATCTCGGAACGAACGTCCGGTTGATTTTCCTCGTAGTTTTTGTACGCCAAATGTGGCTAGTGCTAATGTAAATGGATCCATAATAAATACTTAAGTATTTCTTATTTTACAGTGATTGGGGCCTCTTATCAATATGATGCTAAACGATAGGCTTTTTACGTAAAGCGGTCTTGGCGTCTTGAGAGTCTTTTTCCATGCTAAAAGAAGGAGTTGATGCGGAAAGGGCTTTAAATTCTTGCATGAGACTTCCGCGATACATTTTTTCTCCTACGTGAGATATTTCTTCATCAGCTAAACACCATAGTTTCTCACCCATTTTAGTCCACAATTTACAGAAATAGAAATCTTCTCCCAATGAGGTTTTTTCCTTAGGATCCCAGTAGGTATCAAAAAAATTATAATAATTAAGACGATCTTCCATCTTGCCGTTAATTAAAGTTTTTTGTTTAATGGTTAATTCGGGATATTGTTTAATAAGTTTATCGAAAGCGGATCGTTTAATCATCATACAACCAGCAGGCCCTTTCTTGATTTCGCAAAAACCTTTCTCAATATTAATTTTATTAACATCAGGCAATTCCACTGGAAAAACATATCCTTTGGTATCGGGATGATCGGATGGTCTTTTAATATTATCTTGATAAAATTTATTCGCGTTAACTGTTTTCATCGGATACGCAACCATACTAATTTCATAAGGAGAACTAAATAGACGATAAACGGAGCGTACACTAAATGAAATATCAGAATCAATAAAGATCATAGACTCAGCATTAGAATTTAAAAAAGAAGCAACACATAGATTTCGTCCTTGGGTTACTAAGCTACTTTTCATAAGTTGAAAAGTAATATTAATTTTATTCATGAGACATTCTTTTTGAAGATCCAGACACGATTTGACATAGTGTAAAGTCAACGAGTCATAGCAGGGTGTAGCTACAAATAACCCATTATAGACGGGCAAGCCGGTAGGGACTGGAGTGTTACTTAGTGGCTTGTCTTTTTTCTTCTTCTTCTCTTTCAGCGTGTCTGGCATTAAGTGTTCCTTTTAAAAATCGATCCCAAAATCCTGCGATACTTTTCCAATTATAGAAACGATAATAGTACTGTTGTTGAAATTGTAAATGGTCTTTCATATCTTTTTGTTGAAAAAGCCCTTTGGCATCAACAATGGAAGCAGCTATTTGATGGGCAAGATATTTTTTATTAGCAGTGTAGGGGACATAAATAGGGAATTCTGTACAGGTTTCAGGTATAGCTCCGAGGTCCGTGGTTATAAGCATACAGCCCGCCGCTAAAGATTCCATAGCCGAAATACAGAAAGTCTCTTCAAAGGTCGAAGGATGAACATTAATATGATAATTTTTAAGTCGGGCCATTAAAGCCGGATGAGAACAATAGTCTTTATAATTAACATTCTTAAGTTTTCTAGCTTTATCATATAGAGCTACAAACTTTTTATCATTTTGTTCTTTAAAAGCAGCTCCATAAATAATGGTGCTTGAATATACATCGAGTTCGATGTCTTTTTCTTTTTCTATTAATTCCATAGCCTCTAAAAGAACATCTAATCCACGCCAAGGAGTGGAGAAATAAATTAATTTTAAAGGTAATTTAAAGGTAAAATCTGTTTTTAATTTTAATTCATCATAGTCAATTCCATTTTTAATGACTAAGGATCGCGTGTCTGGAACATTAAAAAAATATCTAAATTTTTCATAAGTCCAATGAGAATTAAAAACATACCAATCGTATTTAGAATGATTCTTTTTTTCTTTAAACCAAGGAGCTATATTGGGTTGATCGTATGAGTTTTTAATCCATAAAATATTAGGGCGTAGAGGATGTAGGGGTTCCTTTTCAGGAACCGATGTTGTAATTTGAACTCGATCATAGAGGGCTTGTTGTGAATATTTGCGTAGGTAATCTAATTGAATTTCAGTTCCACCATAAGGTTGCATTATTTGGTTTTACCAAATACACTTAAAGACGCAACTGTTATTTCAACATCTTGTCTAAAATCTTCCTTTTTAGTATCAGTGGTAGGGTCCTTAACATCTTTATCAAAGTCAGCTTGGGATTCATAAATTTTGCCCGTACGTTTATGCTTGATTATGTCTTTAGCTTTGCCTGTAATAACAGGAACTTCTTCTCCGTCAACTATTTGTACTGGAAATCTTTTACCATTAAAAAGTTTATATTTCATCCTTGTCCTCTCGTTGGTTTTTTTTTACATATCCTTTTACTATATTTTTTAGCATGACGTCCAAGCCTTTTTTTATGTTTGCGTTTAATATGGGTATATCCATATTGGGACTTACCCATTTTCGTTAGAGCGATCTATTTGAGCATAAGATATCACTCCTGTAGTCACATTAGAAGTGGCAGCGCATTGTATTTTTAATGAATCACTTTCTTCTAAAATTAATACCCCGGCAGCTATGTTGGTAGTGGTGCCAACGGCCAAAGATTCGGTGCTGATTTGATACGTAAGGGTCGCAGAATAATCTGAAAATTTTGAAGTAACAACAATAGCGCCTGAAGAAAGATTAGCGCATTGAATATTTTTAATGATAGCCCTAGAGCCAGTGTCCATAGTTAAACAGGTAGTTAAGTCTGTTGTGGTTAAATAAAAACCTGCATTTTTATATTGTATACTCATGCCATAAACCAATTAAAAGTTTCTTGATTTTGCCTTAAATCATTTTGGTAACTTGTATTCAGTTGATTCTTAAGAGTGTTTATTGATTCTCCAATTTGTTGTTGGTTGGAAGCATCATAGTCGGCTGAGGGCTGAGGAATTTGTACAGTAATTTTAGCCATTATCTTCTTCCATCTGGTCTAGAATCAAATCTAAATAAACCAAATCTCCAGTTTTGATCTAGATTAGTCGTTTCAATTTTAAGAGCAGCCGAACGACTTCGTGCTCTAGTATTAACTTGAGTGGTAGCCGAGCTTACATTGAAAGGTCCTAAAGGAGAACTGGCCGCTGTTACACTTGGAAAGTTTCTAAGATCAAGAGTAATATTACAGGTGCCATTAAGAATTTTAAAGTCTGGAATAAACCGACTTACGCTCATAAAATATTCTCCGTCTCCTTCAATATCTAAATCAAAATCTCCTGAGGACAAAGAGGAAGAAACAGCCGTCGTAACATTTCCTGTGCTAAATTTAGTAATAGCATTAACTCCTGTTTCTTGTTCGTACATAGTTGTAGCGCCTGCTGTAACTCCATTAATGATTGGATAATTAGAGAGAGCGGTTGTACTTAATTCTGTTGCAAAAGGTAAACTATAGATATTAGAATCTGCCCAAGTGGTTCGAGCTAACGTACCCGTGGTCCATAAATTATCGTCGTAATTATAGGTTACTATTCGATCGATTTGTGATGAACCGGATTTTGGATAGAACCAAGAGACTTCAGTAAAGAGACTATTGTGACCTGCAAATACTAAATTGCCCCCTGAATCTTCATTGATACCTAGATTATTTCCCGCTGTAGTAAAAACAAAATCTTCAACTAAACAAGGAAGAGACTTAACAGTTCCGTCAAACATAAAAAAACCTCCAGAGTTACTCATCCAGAATACTTTACCATTTGCAAAAGCTGCCGCGTGTGGACCCATTGAGCCACATCCTGATCCAATTTGTCTGATACTAAAGGTAAAAGGAGGACCTACGTATTGCATAATATAAGCTGCTTTATCCGTTAAAATAAGTGTGTAATCTTTACCTTGTATAGCTCCAATAATTTGAGTGCCTTGATCGAGTTGCATGGTACCTGCTGTATTAGTAGAAGTTGGAACATAATCCGTAAAATCTTCTTGATCCGAAAATCGAATATACATTTTATCTTGAGTGCCAACGCTGCCAATAGTTGTTTCTGTACCTAAATGAATAAGGTGACGATCACGATCGGATACAATCGTCATGACTGAGGCTGTAGGATTAGTAGCAATGACCGTGGCTCGTGTATCGAGAGGGTTGGCTGCTGAAGGATCCCATTGATAAGTTTTATTATTGTGAATAGTCGCAACTAATTTTTCTCCAAAATTATCTAGAGACCAGTTTCCTGGATCAATAGTTACTCCTGAAGCTGCACGCGCAGTTCCCCATGTACTGGCATTCCATGTTGAAGTTCCAAAGCCGTAACCCACAGTTTGTGTTATAGGTCCTACGACTGCATAAGGTTTTGTATCTACATTGCCTGCTGCCGACATTCCGCTTCCAGTTTCTACAGTAGCCATAACTACATTAAAACTATTTGATGAATCAGCCTGAACTTCAAAAACATCAGTAGTGAAATTAGAAGCTGTAAAATTGGTATCACCGGTTAAGGTTACATTAGCAAATTTTAATAAATCTCCAGTGTCTATGCCATGAGAACTTTTATCAATCGTGACGGTACTGGAACTGGTAGTAGTGGTAATGGTGCACGTGGCTATCGTATTGGCAAATGGAGTAATGTCATAAAAAGCTCCTCCATAATAGAGAGCCAATATTTTATTAGTTCCTAGAGCTGAATATCTATTTCCATCTAAATCAGCCCATGTATGCTGAGCTCTAGTAGCCC